TAAAGTCGTATACCGTGGTGTTGAATACGATACGCAAAAGCGTTTAGAGTATCAACAACAAATGCAACAACAAGCCCAACAATACAACGAAACCTATCGTGGTGTTAAGTTCGTAAAGGAAGGGCACAAATGAAGAAACTTAACTTCCTACAACTTATTAAAGACCAAAAACAAAAAGAAGAGCGTCGTCACCAAGCACAACTAGCACAACTTGTTGGAGCAAAGTGATGTTCGCAGTATTACAAATTGCTGCAGGATCTGCAGTTGTACTTGTATTATTGTCTCTTTATATTCAATTTTTATTCAAATAAAATCAAGAGGGTTTACACCCTCTTTTTTTGTAGGTATAAACTTTTGTATCCCAAAGTCATAAAACCCACACACAATCACATAGATAGTGTATCATTATGGAGGTAGCGAAATGAACGAAACCTCTTTCGTTATGTTTTACACTGTCTAGAGGTCATTATGCACAACTTAATATCCCACAATCAACTGGCTGGTTGGCAGGAGAGTTTAAAAAGATTGGAGAGAACTTTAGATAGGAGTAGGGAAGAATCCGATCTTATAAACGACTACTACAATTGTCTAATTGAATGTGATGAAGACCAAGGAACATGTAAAAAAATATGTCGGCATATCTTGTCAAACTAATAAGATGTAACGAGCTCGAATAATCTTATCAGGAGGGTAACCCCCTCCTTTTTAATGCTTGACAAGACTCTCAAATGTCATTAGAATAACTCTGTCAGGGTTCATAGATAAGTAGTAGAGATAAGCCAAAGCTACTTAATGAAAACTCAGAGTGCAAAAGGAAAAGGTAGAAGACTTCAACAATGGGTAGTGGAGAAGTTAATCGAAACCTTTAATATACATCCAGAAGACATTAAGTCTTGTTCAATGGGTGCTGGTGGAGAAGATGTGGTTATGGCTCGAGCTGCTAGAGAACATTTTCCATTTAGTGTTGAATGTAAGAACGTAGAGAAACTCAACGTCTGGGATGCATATGAACAGGCTAAGGCTAATGCCAAAGACTATGAACCAATTGTGGTGATGAAAAAGAATCATAAGAAACCTTTGGTAGTCATTGATGCAGAATACTTTATTTCTATGGTTCGTGGTCTTGACAAAAAATAAATAAAAACTTATGATGGGTTTTGTCATTAGTCCTTGACGTGACAATTAGAGCCGTGGGATCTGCCCCTTGAGAAAGGGGAAGTGCGCTTTTCCTATACGGATGTAGAGTTCAATTTAAGTTAGTGCAAAACTTCTTTACAGTAGCCCTGCCTCTTCTGGCAACGGTTACAACCACAACGGCATCACTGCCATTCGTCAACTACCAGATGCAAGGGCCTCCACCTCCAGTGGAACCAAGTTACAAACCCTTTGCTATTATCAAAGAGTTTGATCTTGTAGATGAAAAGAAGACAGCAATCCGCGAGGTTGCAATTCCAAAGCCAAAAGAGAAAAGGCTAATTTGTAAAGGGTGTAATGAAAATGAAAATGCTACCCTGGCATACTTCCAGGATCGTGGTATTAAAGACAGAAACGCCCTTGCTACCATTATGGGTAATATTCGTCAGGAATCTACTTTTGTTCCTAACATTTGCGAAGGTGGTAGCAGAACCAATTGGCGTAACTGCTACGGCGGTTACGGGCTGATTCAATGGACATCTGCCAACCGTTATTATGGATTGGGTGATTTTGCTAAGAAGTTTGGTGGTTCGCCATCATCACTTCATACGCAACTTCGTTATCTTACGAATGAAATCCAATGGCAAGAAATTGAGGGGAAGATGAAAACTCCTGGTAAATCAATTTCACGTTATATGGATTATGCGTATAGTTGGATTGGTTGGGGCCATCACGGCGCCAGAACGAATTATGCTTATGATTATGCGTCCCGACTGATCACGGTAGAGGTTTAAACAACTAAATAAAAACGAATTGGAGGAAGGTGACTTCCTCCTTAAATTGTCCAATCACCATACGAACAAAATTATGACTGAACAACAACAACACCTCGTTCAACTTCTGCAACAACGAGCTGATCTAGATGCATCAATCGCCAAGAACAAAGAACTGTTCTGGAAAGTACAAGGAGCTATCGAATATCTTCAACAAACAGGAGTAACTCTTCCTGAACCAGAGACTGCAGAAGAAGCAACTGAAGCTCCTGCAGAAACCTCTGAGAGCACTGCTGGTCAAGGTTTCGGGGCTTGACATTCAATATGAGGTAGTTTATACTACCTCTATTGAGTCAAATAGTAGTATGATACTCTCATAGGCTGCGGGACTCAAACTCTGTGTAAGTCCTGCCCCTCCCTACTCACTAGGTAGATAGGAGGTTTTTATGGGCGTATGGTGAAGTGGATTATCACACGGCTCTTCTAAAGCCTTATCTCAGGTTCGAATCCTGATACGCCTGTTATAAAGGGTACAACAAGGAACGTTGTATTAAACAAAGAGTCCCCTATGCCACATCGTAGATTATCGTCGGTGGATACTCTTGCCCTACCCCAAGGGCGATTAACTCAGCGGTAGAGTGCCTCGTTTACACCGAGTATGTCGGCGGTTCGATCCCGTCATCGCCCATAAATAAAAATAAAACTTCAATGGAAGAATTATATCAGTCACTTTATGTTGCTCAGACCAGTCTCTTTTGTTTATTTCAAAAGACCTGGGTGTATCATTGGAACGTGATTGGATCTGATTTCCAACAACTGCATACGTTGTTTGGTGAACAATACAATACAATGTTTGAAGAGATCGATCGTCTCACAGAACATATGCGTTATCTGAGAATGAAAGCCATTGCTCCGATCAGTCGTGTGATTGAAACATCTCAACTTCCAGAAGCTACAGTGAATCCAAGTGACAAACTGATGATTAGCCAGTTGCTTGCTGATAACAAGAAACTGATTGAACTCTTGACGGATGTGATTGTTAAAGCTGAAGATGCAAAACAATACACCACATCAAACATCGCACAAGACTTGATTGAAACTCACGGTAAGTTCGTTTGGATGTTAAGATCGTTTTTGAAGGAATGACCAATGTTAACTATACGATGCAAGAGTTGTAATAAAGAACTCATCAGTCATCCCACACAAACCAGATGTTGTGGATGTTCAAATATGACATCCATTTGTGGTGATAAGATCTCTGCTGTTGACTTATCAAAGGTGGTTATGGTAAACTCATATCGTGAGGACAATAAAAAAAATGTTCTGACGAATGAAGATCTTGCTTTTCAAGAAGCAAGAAAACAACGTAAAGTCCGTAAGTTGGACTTCGAAGTCCGTTAAGGACTTATACTTTTTTGGATATTATGTTTTGAATAATTTCTAAAAATATTATAGTAGAGGTCCGGTTGGCCGAGGACGCCGCCTTGAAAGCGGTCGGGGTTAATAGCCTTCGCAGGTTCGATTCCTGTCTCTACTGTTCTTATAAATACCTAAAAAAGTCTTGTACTAATAATGGGTATTCAAATCAATGGTACTACTGATAGTATCACAGCTATTGATGGATCTCTAAGTTTATCTGGTGCTGAACTTGCCACTGTGAGTGGTGTGAATGTAACGGGTGTTGTTACCGCCACGTCTTATATTGTTTCCGCTGGTTCAACCTCTGCTCCATCAATCAGCCCAAGTGGGGATAGTAATACTGGTATTTTCTTTCCATCAGCTGATACCATTGCTTTTGGAGAAGGTGGTTCAGAAGTCGCTAGGTTTGATAGTAGTGGACGGTTGGGGATTGGTACTGTAAGCCCTGCATCTGGCGTAACTCTGCACGTAAATGCTAGTGGAGGTGGTATTGTTCGCGTCAGTAGACTCTCCGCAAGTGCTTCTGATTATGGTCAACTAGAACACGACGGTACTAACTCAACTCTTTCAAGCACAGCAGCTACTATATTTGTCACCAACAGTTCTGAACGAGCCCGCATCGACAGCTCAGGGCGTCTGTTAGTTGGCACGTCTACTAGCCGTACTGTTGAAGATCTACTAGGGAACGGTCCTCAAGGTCTAATTCAAATTGAAGCCGCAAATAGTGATGCCATCATGAGCATCATTTCTGCTGGCACAGCAGACGCAGGACGAGCAGGCACTCTAAGTCTTGGGCGCCACAGGAACTCAACCGTAGGCGCCACTCCAACGATTGTACAAAGCGGAGATACTCTTGGCGCCATTTGTTTTGCTGGCGGCGATGGCACAGACATGCGCACAAAGGGCGCATCCATTGCTTGCCAAGTAGACGGCACCCCTGGCGTTGATGACATGCCAGGCCGTCTAGTGTTCTCCACTACCGCCGATGGAGCGAGCAGCCCGACGGAGCGGATGAGGATTAATTCAAGTGGTCAAATTCTTGTTAATACAACCAGCGCCTCAAGTGGTGGCTTTGTTTCAACTACTTTTTTTGTTGTTAATTCGGGTGGCGCTCCTTGCGCTGGCTTCAGGCGCTCTGACTCATCAGGAACGAATGAGTACATTCGATTCACCGACGGCGATGATACGGATTGCGGATCTATTGATGTTAATGCAACGGCAAATACAACTGCTTATACAACATCATCGGATTACAGGCTCAAGCAAAATGTGCAACCTCTGCAAAATACAGTTGCACGCTTAAAGTCACTTAAACCGTGTTCATGGGAGTGGATAAATGCGCCCGGTGTAATGGGCGAAGGTTTTATTGCACACGAAGCGCAGGCTGTGGTTCCAGAAAGTGTTACTGGCGCCAAGGACGAAGTAGATGCTGACGGCAAACCTATTTATCAAGGTATAGACCAATCCAAGCTGGTTCCGCTGCTGACCGCTGCGCTGCAGGAAGCAATGGAGCGTATCGAGCAACTGGAAACCGAAATGGCTGCCGTTAAAGCCCAGCTCTCGTAGTCTCACTCACTCATCAATTTAATAAATAACTAAAACAACGGGGGAAAGTGAACCCAAATGGCATACATCGGTCGTGCTCTAGTACAAGGTAATTACGTTAAACTGGATGATCTACAACCACAGTTTAACGGATCGACCACTACGTTCACTCTGACATCAGGTGGAGCTTCATACACACCTGGTTCTGCAAACACTTTATTGGTATCTCTTGGTGGTGTAATTCAAGAGCCAATCGAGGCTTTTACAGTCATCAACGATCAGATTACCTTTGCAAATCCTCCCACAGCTTCCACATCAGTCTTCATCGTTGCATTAGGTGCAGCTGTCAGTATTGGAACTCCTGCTGATGGAACCGTTACTGCATCAAAGTTAGCTGATCCGTTCGGAACTTATTCTGGAACTGGTGGATTTATACTGAGTGGCATCATCAGTGCCACAAGTTTTTATGGTGATGGTCGTTATCTGACTGGTGTTTCTGCTGGTAAGTTTGTATCCGATGCGATTGGTATTACCACCAACACTCCTATCGGTGTAAATACTTCAACTCTTGTGGATCCAGATCTTGCTGGTATTGGTAATTCATTTAAGGGTGTTTATATTGGAAATGGTATGGTTGTATTTGATAATACTCTGAACGGAGCCCATTATATCGGAACCAACTTCAATGGTCTGATGGCAGGCCCTGTAACCATCGGTGGTACTCTGACCGTCGATGGCAATTATGTTGTGGTCTAAATAATAAAAAATAGGGGGAGAGTGAACCCGAGATGACCGTAATCAATCAAAACAGTATATCTGGTATTACGAGTATCACTGCAGCGAGTGGCAGTGTTCAGATCTTTAATTCTGATGGTTCAACTGGTTCATTAACCAATCTCGCTGGTGTTAATGTTGTTGGTGTCGTTACCGCCACATCATACGTTGTTTCAGCAGGCACCACCAGTGCTCCATCCATTAGCCCAAGTGGGGATAGTAACACCGGTATTTTCTTCCCATCGGCTGATACCATCGCGTTTGGTGAAGGTGGTGCTGAGGTAGGTAGGTTTGATAGTTCAGGCAGATTGGGAATTGGCACAGCTTCACCTTCTGCGAAATTAGAAGTATCTGGTGGTGACATTAATATCTCTACTAATGGACAATTTTTAAGAGGAAAAGATGGGGCCGGAGATCATAAAATTCTGTTGGGATACAGTGCCGCACAAACAGTAAGACTTAGTGAGTTTTGTTATCTAGATGTATCAAATAGCCGTTTCGGGATTGGCACTACGAGTCCTGTATCAGCCTTAAACGTAAGTGTTGCTGACGGTGGAAACGTCACGATCTCAAACACCAACGACGGTCATACAGGTGCCCTGGCTTTTGGTGACACAAGTAGCAACACTTCCGGACGAGTCTCTTACGATCATTTTAACGACTCAATGCGGTTTGATACCGCAGGCACAGAGCGCGTCCGCCTTGACAGCTCGGGACGCCTTTTAGTTGGCACGTCTAGTCAACTTGGAAACGGAATTATCCAAGCAAAAGCAAATAGTGATTCTTCCACTGGTGAGGGTATTTTGCTTCTTGCTAAAGGTGATGGCGCAACCGCTGGTCAGAATCTTGGGCAAATTAAATTTACAAATTCCACCGGAAATCAAGCTGCATGGATCACAGCACTCGCAGATACAGGATGGGGCGGAAGTGGATCGGGTGACTATCCAGGCGCTTTAACATTTGCCACGACCGCCGATGGAACGAGCAGCCCGACGGAGGCGATGAGGATTACAAGTGATGGAAGAGTGTTATTTGACACAACAGGTACTCCTAGTGCAAGCGTAACCGGAGCGGCATTTACGCCACAAACGAATGGTCGGATGTCCTTGTTTTCATCCACCAGCAGCACGGCTTCACAAAAGCACGTATTGTTTTTTAATCCAAACGGCGAAGTTGGCTCTATTTCAACAAACGCTTCGGCCACGGCATACACGACTTCTTCTGACTACCGCCTCAAAGAAAACATTATTCCGCTCACTGGCGCATCGGAGCGTGTGCTGCAACTCAAGCCCAGCCGCTTCAACTTTATCGCTGATCCCGATATACAGGTTGATGGTTTCATTGCTCACGAGGCTCAAGCCGTTGTTCCTGAATGTGTTACTGGCGAAAAGGATGCCGTCGATGACAAGGGCAATCCCATCTACCAAGGCATCGACCAGTCCAAGCTGGTGCCGCTGCTGACCGCTGCGCTGCAGGAAGCCATCGCCAAGATCGAAACCCTCGAAGCCAAAGTTGCAGCCCTTGAGGGCGCGTAGTCCTACTCACTACCATTTTTTATAATCTTTTCAACACTATCATCAAACCCTAACAAAGTTGACAGTTGAATATTACTCACTAACATAACTAGTAGTATTCAACTTAAACCTTATGGATCAACGCACCTACGACAATTGGGTGAAGATCAAGGAGACGTTTGAAACGTCTGGTAATACAGACAATATGTTCTACAAAAGATCAGTTGAAATCGTAAAGACCAGAAAAGATCCTCTGGCTAAATTTCTTGGTGATGAAAAATGATGCACGAACAGGAGGAATTGGTAACTCGTTCTGAAGTTCAGGAGATGATCGATGCTTCTATACGAAGGCACAATCGGAATGCTTCCATTATTTCTATGTGTGTTGGGTGGGTGGTTCTTGCTTTATTTGCTGAAGGATTGCTAAGACTTGTTGGGGTGATTCCACCTCTGTTGCCGTGGCTCAAAATTACTCTCCAATAATCTTTTTGATTCCTTGGTTTGTTTTGGTTGGAATTGCACTCTCAATGATTGCACAAGGTTGGATGATTATGAACGCCCATCACGGGTATTCAAAAAGCCCAAAGGTAAAACACCCAGAAATGAACGACGTTAAGGCAGGAGATCCATTACTAGTGGTAAGATTCACAGACGAAGACATCGATGAACTTCAAAGAAGAGTTCTACAACAAAAGATAGATGAACTATTTGAAGAACCATCCAGTTACGAGGACGAAGACGATGAATAAAGTAATTTTCAATGCAATGACTATTTTTGGTCTTATTGGACTGTTTATTCTCTGGGGAATGAACAATGCTTACCCCCATTAAACAACGATATGCATTTGCAGCATCAGCATTTGTAAGAATGTGGGGGCACAGTTCATTACACGATCGTCGTATTGTAGAATTCTGTGAGGTATGGGCCCACAGAACTGATGATGCTCCATTGGATGATAGGGTAGTGGATCAATACTTCTATTACGAATTTAAAACTTGGAGAGGATATTGATGGGGCACTTCTCACGTTGGGTATTAGAAAATCCATATACGCTTGGATTTCTTGGTTACATTCTGATTGTTCTACCGATTATGGGTATCTGGGCCATTCATAAGTACAACTGGCAACACTGGGCTCCATTTGACAAGGGGCATAAGAAGTAGTATAATTAGTTTTGTTATTAACGGGGTGTAGCTCAGTTTGGTAGAGCAGGGGCTTTGGGAGCTTCAGGTCGCACGTTCAAGTCGTGTCACCCCGATCCAACTATATAATACAAATGAAAAGGATTACGGTTAAAGAGTTGGAAGAAAATTTTGAACAATATTTCGAACAAGTCGAACAACAAAAAGAATCCTTTGTCTTCGATTACAAAGGTAAAGATATGATGTTGATTCCTTATGACGAAGACTATTTGAAACTTTATACTGAAACAAACGAAGCACCATGAGCACTATTGTATTTGATCAAGAGTTCCGTATCGCACGAGACACTCCTTCTGACATCAACGAACATATGGATGTTTTGAAATCACTTGCTGATGAAGTCAGTCACGTCACCGAAATGGGAACTCGCACTGGTGTCAGCACTCGTGCATTTTTGGCTTCGGATGTAACTCTCCGTGCATATGATCTTTTTCTCGATGGTCGTATGGTTGAACTGTTCAAACTTGCCGCTGAAGAAGGTAAGGATGTTCAGTATATTCAATCGAATGTTTTGGATGTGGAGATCGATGAGACTGATCTTCTTTTCATTGATACCTGGCATTGTTACGATCAACTGATTGCAGAACTTAAACTGCACGCTCCAAAAGTTAAAAAGTACATTGCATTTCACGATACACAAACCTATGGAACTCGCAGTGAAGAGTTTATGGGTCGTGTAGGAAGCAATGGTTTGTTGCCTGCAATTATTCATTATATGATTGAGAACCCCAAGAAATGGCAGTTCAAGATTCATAGGACTAATAATAATGGGTTGACGGTTATCGAACGAATAGGCAAGTAACCGTCTAGGGGGCTGTCGCCTATTGGTTAAGGCCGTCGCCTTATAAGCGGCTGAACCGAGTTCAATTCTCGGCAGCCCTATCAAACCCCTTGACGACCTCAAGGTTTCCCCTTATAATAGTCAGGTCAACATTCAAAACAATGTCTCTCATTTCAAAGTTCAAAAAAGATGTCAGCACTCTCAAGTGTGCGGCTGCAGGTGAATATTATCTTGATGTAAAGAATCCAAAACTTTTCAAAAAAGTGCGACGTTTTTATGAGAACGAAGGTGTGGTATTTTCTGGTGATCCTCTTGACGATTATGATATTCTGATGGAGTGTGTTGCACAAGATCTGGAAAGTGCAGGAGTGGTGGTATGACAAAGGTTCTTCTTGAACGAGATGGTTTCCGTTTTGTAGAAAGAGGTCTTATCGAACTCAATGGAAAACCAGATTATCGTTTACAAAAGAAAGACGATTACACAAAACACTGGAATGACATTTATCTCTTTGATAATGGTTTACAATGTACTACTGCTATGGAAGACATTGAGTATGCGAAATGGTTAGCAGGTGACCCCTGTTACATTGATGAAAACGATATTGAATATTGGAATGACTAGTCTCGGAGTAGACTATAAACTCTGCCCTGGTCGGGAACCCCCCTCGATGAGTTTCCAGTTTCTTTCAAAAACTGGTGGTGCGGAACATCTGCAACGGTTTCCTATTTTTCCGTTCGTCTAAAAGAATAGGTGGCGAGCCTGAGTTACTGAGGTGGGTTGCATAAACCCACCTTTTTTTGTATAATACATAGAGAAGAGATATTATTTTTTCGATGAGTCGATTTCATAAGACAGCACTTGTTCTTGGTGCTGGTGGCTTTATTGGAAGCCATATGGTTAAAAGATTGCGATCCGAAGGATATTGGGTTCGTGGTGTAGACCTTAAGTATCCAGAGTTCACTGATACAGAAGCGAACGAATTCATTTTAGGTGATCTTCGAAACGAATCATTTGTGAAACGTTGTATTCGTTTTGCAGGAGATCAAGGTAATTTCTATCACAGCGTTCCCGAAAGGTATCTGATGCCTTTTGATGAGATCTATCAGTTCGCTGCTGATATGGGTGGTGCTGGATTTGTGTTCACGGGAGAACACGATGCTGACATTATGCACAACTCTGTTCAAATCAATCTGAATGTTCTTGAACAACAACGTAAGTTCAATGAACAAACTGAACTGAATCAAACCACTATTTTCTATTCTGGATCTGCCTGTATGTATCCAGAACACAATCAACTTGATCCTGATAATCCAGACTGTCGTGAAGAATCAGCCTACCCTGCCAACCCAGACTCCGAATATGGATGGGAAAAACTGTTCTCCGAAAGATTGTATCTGGCTTATCACCGTAATTACGGCATTCCAGTTCGGATTGCTCGTTACCACAATATTTTTGGGCCCGAAGGAACCTGGGAAGGTGGAAGAGAAAAGGCTCCAGCAGCAATCTGCCGTAAAGTTGCTTATCTTCCAGAGGCAGGTGGATGCATCCAAGTGTGGGGAGACGGTTTACAAACTCGTTCCTTCTTGTTCATTGATGAATGCATCGAAGCAACCCGTCGATTAGTTGATGGTGACTTTGTTGGCCCTGTGAACATTGGTTCAGAAGAGATGGTGACAATCAATCAACTTGTTGATACTGTTGCCAAAGTATCTGGAAAGAATGTAGAGAAACAACACATCGATGGCCCTCTGGGTGTTCGTGGTCGTAATTCAAATAATGATTTGATTCGTGAAAAACTTGATTGGGATTATTCTATGACTCTCGAAGAGGGTATTCGTAAAACCTACGAATGGATTTCCTGGCAAGTCTGTAAGAAAACATATTCTTGAAATAAATGAAGGTTACTATTCTCGGTTCCAGTGGTCAGATTGGTGCATATCTGACCGAATATCTTCGTAACAAAGGGCATATCGTTCAAGAGTTTGACGTTGCGAATGAGTCTTGGCAAGATATGACACTCATTCCAAACGTTAATTTGCACGACGTTCTTAACGATACAGACTTCTGTTTCTTTCTTGCATTTGATGTTGGTGGTTCTCGTTATCTCAAGAAGTATCAACACACTTACGACTTCATTAATAACAACAGTCGTATTATGGTCAATGCATTTCAATATCTGAAACGATACAATGTTCCATTTGTGTTCGCATCATCACAGATGAGTAATATGAGTTACTCACCTTACGGTGTTCTAAAGAATGTAGGAGAACTCTATACAAAATCACTGAATGGTCTTATTGTAAAGTTCTGGAACGTGTATGGAATCGAGAAAGATTATGAAAAGTCACACGTTATCACAGACTTTATCAAGAAAGGTTTTGAAACTGGTGTGATTGATATGTTGACTGATGGTCAAGAAGAAAGAGAGTTTCTTTATGCAGAAGACTGTTGTGAAGCTCTGGAAACAATTATGTTAAACTATAGTGAGTTTCGTTCAGAAGATAATCTTCACATCACCAGTTTCAATTCTACTAGAATCATTGACATTGCATCAATGATTGTTGGTCAGTTTAATCTGATTGGTAAGAACGTAAATCTTCAACCATCTGAAGAAAAAGATACGGTACAACTTGACAAACGAAACAAACCTGATATGTTTATTACAAGGTGGTGGCAACCAAAGACAACTCCACAAGAAGGTATCGCTAAAGTATTTGAGGCAATGAAAAATGATTGGGTTTGATGCACTGGGAACAATGGGGCGTCTGGGAAACCAGATGTTTCAACACGCCTCATTGAAAGGTATTGCAAAGAATAATGGGTATCAATACTGCATTCCTCCAAAGGATCCGAGTACTCAGATCGATAACTATGGGCTTCTGGATGCATTTGAAATGACAACTGTAAAGAACATCAAGTTCTGTTATCATTTTATTCCCGTTCAAGAACCACACTTTCATTTCGATGAAAACATCTTTAACAACTGCCCTGATGGTGCGAACGTTGCTGGATTCTTTCAGAGTGAAAAATATTTTAAGAATGTAGAAGATGAACTTCGTCAAGACTACACCTTCAAATCCGAATGGTTAGAACCTTGTCAAGAGTTTATGAAACAATTTGAAGGTCAAGAAGTTGCCTTTCTACACGTTCGTCGTGGTGATCCGAATCTTGTTGATGCCCGTGGATTTAAGTGGGCGTATGTGAATTGTCAAGATCAACATCCAGTTCAACCTCTGGAATATTATGAAGAAGCTTTGAAACTTCTGCCTGAGGATATGCCAGTACTGGTGTTCTCTGATTCGATTGACTGGTGTAAGGAACAAGAGTTCTTTGCTCCTGATCGGTTTATGTTCTCGGAACCTGAAGATAAGTATTCTGACGGTGCATTGGTTCCTTATATTGATCTCTGTCTGATGTCTTTGTGTGATCACGCCATTATCGCCAACAGTTCAATGAGTTGGTGGGGTGCTTGGTTACAGAAGAATCCAAACAAGAAAGTCATTGCTCCAAAGATGTGGTTTGGGCCTGCATATTCATTTCACGATACCAAAGATCTCTACTGTGAAGGATGGACTGTTCTATGAGATTGACCAATGTTGCTGTTATCTTTATTGGAACTGATAAGTATCTTAAGTTTCTTCCTACCTGGTATGAAGCTTGTGAAGAGTTTTTGATCCCTGGTATTTCAAAACAGTATCTTGTCTTTACTGATGGAAAACTTGAAGGAACTCCAGATAATATATCGGTTTATTCACAAGAACATTTACCTTGGCCTTATATCACACTTCTTCGATTTGGAACAATTCTAAAAGCCAAACAAGAACTTCAGAACTATGACTGGGTTCTGTTTCTTGATGCTGATATGCGAGTGGTTGATACGGTAACACCAGAGGATTTGTTTTCAACCAAACCATACATCGGAGTGCATCACCCTTGTCACTATATGAAGATGCCTCCTCACAATCAGTATCCTGGTGCATTCGAAACCTATGATAAATCTACGGCTGGTATCACTGAACAGGATGATACCTCTGTTTATTTTCAAGGTTGTTTATGGGGTGGATCAGTTCCAGAAGTGATTGAGATGATGGAAGAGTTGTCTCTGCGAACGGAGACTGATATGAAAAATGATATCATCGCCAAGTGGCACGATGAAAGTCAGATGAATAAGTTCTTTGCAGAACGTCGATCTGATGTTCACGTTATGCATCCTGCTTTTGCCTTTCCTGAAGACTTTGCATCACAATGTCAGTTTGATCCAAAGATCATTCATCTCTCAAAAGATAATTCCAAATATCACGTATGACACAACTCAACACTGGTTTATCTGGATGTCGTCTTGAGTTAATCAATGATCGAATACTTCGTAAGTATTCTTCTTCAGATGATTACAACTCAAGACTTTTATCACAAGCTCATAAACAAGTGTTGTTTTCGCAACGTATTTTGAAGAATGTTGATGCTCCAAAAGTGTATGACATTCAAGAAAATTATTTTGATATGGAGTACGTTCCTGGTCATACATTTTCAGATTTCTTCTCCACCGCTTCCATCAATGATATTGAATTTGTAATTGACACATTGTTTCATTATTTTGATACTTGTCTTAGTCATTTTACGTCCATCAACATTAGTACATCGGTAAATGAAAAGATCAAAGTATTAGAATCAAAGACATCGTACAAGAATTATCTACTTAACATTGGAGCTCTAACAGTAAGATATGATATCTACGTTCCTAAAACTTTTTGCCACGGCGATCTTACTTTTACTAATGTTATCTTTCATAAGAATCGGCTTTTCTTTATTGATTTTCTTGATTCTTATGTCGATAGTTTTATTTCTGATCTAGTTAAACTCAAACAAGATTTGTATTATCTGTGGAGTATTAAAACTCAGAAAATACAATCCAATCGACTGGAACAAATCTATCGACACATCTGGAAACAACTCTCTCAAAAGTATTCTGAGTTTGTTCGCAGTGATGCTTTTGATATTCTTGATGCAATGAATATATTACGAATTGAACCTTACTTGACTTCTTCACATCAAAGAACTATACTAGACACAATAGTAAAATCAACGGAGTTATATGCGAACTTTAGTGGTTCCTATGGCGGGACGATCTAGTCGTTTCCCAAATATGAGACCCAAGTGGATGCTTACACATCCAATGACCAATCGTTTTATGGTTACCGAAGCCATTCTTGGTCTGAATCTAAACTTCTTCGATCATATTTACTTTCTTTGCCTTCAAGAACACGAAGACAAATATGAATTTATGAAAGGGTTCGTTGCAGAATTAGATGAACTTGGACTAAGAGAGAAATCAAATATTGTTTTACTACCAGAACAAACCAGTTCACAATCCGAAACTGTCTATACATTTCTCAGTGGTCAGGAGTTAGATGGTTTTGTGTTCATTAAAGACAGTGATGGATATTATGAATGTGAACTGACAGAAGAAAGAAATCAGGTCGCATATTTTGATCTGAATGATATGGATGATATTAATGCACGAACCAAGAGTTATGTAGAACTTGATATCAATGAGATGGTGACCAACATTGTAGAGAAAAAGGTTATCAGTTCTACGTTCTCTAGTGGTGGTTATGGATTCGCTGATGCAAAAGAGTTCTGTGCCACCTATGAAAAACTACAAGATATGGATGGTGAATGTTACATCAGTCATATTATCTTTGAGATGATGTTAAGTGGATCTACGTTCTACGGTCTGAAGACTTCTAACTTCAAAGACTGGGGAACGATCAATGCTTGGAACAAATACAAGTCACAATACAAGTGTTTGTTTGTGGATATCGATGGAACTCTAGTGACAAACTCATCAGTTCACTTTCCTCCCTATGTTGGATCTGGTGAAGTATTGGAGAACAATGTTGATTTTCTTGCAGAACTTCATCAGAGTGGTAAGGTTAAAATCATTCTGACCACCAGTCGCCCAGAGAGGTTAAAGAAATTAACTCTGATGGAAATGCAAGCCAAAGGTATTCCATTTGATCACATCATTATGGGATTACCACATTGTCAGAGAGTCTTGATCAATGACTTTGCAAAGAGTAATCCTTACCCATCGAGTAAAGCAATAAATATCCCGAGAAATGCAGATAATCTGAAGGAGTTTTTTGAATGAAGATTTTGATTACAGGAGCCGCAGGTCAGATTGGTTCTGGTCTTGCAAAACTCCTACTTGAAAAAGGTCATCAACTTGTACTTTGTGACAACTTAAGAAATGGTTATGTTTCTAATCTAAAAGTCAATGGAGAAATCATCGCACCATTTTACAAAGTTGATATTGCAACTCAAGAACTTCAAGAATGGTGTGGAGATCAATACGACGCGATTATTCATCTTGCTGCCATTACTTCTCTTCCTGATTGTGAAAGTAATCCCCTGGAAACACTCCGTATTAATGTTTCGGGAACTGCAAATGTTTTAGAGTTTGCTAGAAAGTATGAAGTCCCACACGTTATTTTTGCAAGCACAAGTGCAGTCTATGAGAATAATGATGTTGAAGTCTTCACAGAAGATCTAAAAGTCAATCCTAGATTGTACTATTCTCTGTCCAAAAAGATGGCGGAAGAAGTGGTTCAGTCTTATCAAGAGAACTATGGGCTCAAAGTCACCACTCTTCGTTTCTTCAATGTGTTTGGGCCTGATGGAGATCAGACACGACCCAATCCCCCTCTTCTGAACTTCGTTGTTCGTGAACTTCAAAAAGGTGTTGCACCTGAACTGAGTGGTGATGGAGAACAGGTCAGAGATTTTATCTGGGTAAATGATATTGTTTCAATGTTGGAACTGTGTCTGGAAAAACAACCGAATGATACCTTCAACGTTTGTACTGGTGTGACAGTCAGTGTGAATCAAGTTGCAACGTGGGTTGCAGAAGCCCTTGGTATGGAACATCTGGGTCTTCGACATAAACCCGCCCAAGAACTCTGGAGTCGTTATCCTGCGATGTTTGATGGTAAGTATCCATTGAACAAAGAAATCGTCGCCAAGGAGACTACAAGGTACTCTAAGGGATCGTATCAAAAAGCGAAAGATCTTCTGGGTTGGGAACCAAACACGGATCTTGAAACTCTAATTAAGAACGTTGCATTACAACTTAAATGAAAATTGCATTATGTCTTTCGGGGCAACCTCGTTTCGTAGAAGAGGTTGCTCCTTTTATTCTACAGAATGTCTGTGAAGGATATGATGTCGATGTCTTCTGTCACTTTTGGTTTGATGACAAACTCCAAACTCAACCTTATAAGTTTGGTGAATGTGGTAAAGGTGAATGGCATCATCAACGTATTCAATCTGATGCTGTAGAACTCGCCAAGAAAATATACAATCCGATTAAGTGTGAGACACAACAGAGTCAGTCGTTCTTTGATTCTAAAGTTCCTTTTGAACCATCACTTAAACGGTATTGGTATGGAGCTTTGGAAGATCCAGATCAACAAGGTTTTCGAAACAGAACCATCAATAACTGTTTATCATATTTCTACAGTTTGAATGAAGTCAATAAGTTCAAAAAAGAATACGAATATGCAAATGATTTTAAGTATGATTGGGTTGTAAGATGTAGAACTGATACGGTGATTCAAACCAAGATTCCTTTTGAACAACTTGATTCCAGAGTGATTAACTTCTCAAATCTTCAGAATCAACCTGATGGAATGATCAATGATTGGTTTGATTTTGGTGGTTCGAAAGAAATGGATGTGTTTATGAGTGTCTTTCCTGTTTGGCAATTGATGATGGAAAAGTGTATGAAAGAAACTGGAGCCTGGTGTCACGAATTGATGCATCGTAAAATGGTAGATACATTTGGAATTGGTATTCAAGGTCATCCCATACATATTACGTTACCGAGGTTCTGATGAAAATTGCATTATGTTTCGCTGGTCAACCAAGGTTTATTGATCGAATGAACTTTGACAATCTCGTGCAAAATCACGAGGTTGATACTTATGCTCACTTCTGGTGGGATGAAAGTTATCGAGGTCAACACTTTGCTTGGAACAGTAATCTCAAATATCCTGAGAACTATGATCCCATTCAGGATTTTGAAGAGAGAATGAAACCAAAGAAGTTGGTTTATGAAAAGTATCCAGAGTTTGATCTTTCTGGTTTTAAGATGGTCAGTCAGATGGAGTTTCCTCTGGAAGAAGTTATTGTTCGTGAATCTATCTACCGTCAGAAGTGTCAATGGCAATCAGTTAAGAATTCTGTCAATCTTGTTGATGGTGTGTATGATCTTGTCATTCGTATGAGAACTGATCTAGAGTTCAGAGAACCTGTTCCTCTGGAAGAATGTGAAGGTGATGGTTTGTTTATGATGAACGGTGCCTATCAAGCTGGTGATGGTAGAGAATATTGTGATTGGTTTTATTGTGGCCCTTGGCATCGTGTGATGGAGTTTGATCCTCTTGTTGTATATGATGAGTTCTATAAAGATGGTATTCGGCATATGCACGAACTGGTAATCGAAACGCTTGCCACTTTACAAATACCTCACGCTGTAGTAGACTTAAAAGCTTGGATGACCGACCGCAGTAAGATCAAATGAAAATCGTTATCTGGGGATACCCACTACATAGTCATACACACTCTTATATTCACAACGCTTTCTATAAGGCATTTGACTTCCTCGGTCACGATGTCTATTGGTTTCACGATGATGAATATCCAGAGGATTTTGATTATGACAATTGTATTTTTTTAACAGAAGGCTTTGCAGATCGAAACATACCACTTAAGGAAACGAGTACATATTTTGTACACGTTTGTGTCAATCCAAACAAGTATCTTGGTAAGGTAAAGAAACTGATTGATGTTCGATACTTGCAAGAGAGTATGGACAATGACAACTATGAGTTTGTACTTGACCGATCTAATTGTACTCAGTTGGATCGAGGTATTTTATACGATAACAAGTCAGATCAATACGATATTATCTACGCTGGATGGGCTACAGATCTCTTGCCCTTTGAAATCAATTTCGATTGGATGAATATTCCTAGGGAGAAGAAATATTATTTTATCGGAAGTACATCTGCAGAAGGTAGATTTGCAAACGCACATTTGATCAATGAGTTTGCTGGATACTGCAAACAATCTGGAATCGATTTTGTCTACATCAATCCTTGGCAAACACCAATCAGTGATGAAGAGAATCGTGTTCTTACTCAGAAGAGTTTTATGTCTCCTGATTTCCGTAATGAAACTCATAAACGTTGGGGATATCTGGCCTGTCGTCTGGTAAAGAGTATCAGTTATGGGCACGTTGGGTTAACCAATTCACCAATCAATGCCAAGTTTGTGGATGATACAGTGATCTGTAGAGAGAACATCTCTGAACTCTTTGAAGAAGGATTGAAATACAAAGACAATAAAGAACTTATTAAACATCAGATGGAAGTGGTAAAATATAATCACACATATCTCAATCGTATCAACGGTATG